AAAGAAGAGAGCGGAGGCGGAGGTAAAGCGGCTTGCTGGACTTAAAGAAAGGCTCTCCGGAGCCGGAAATGGCGCTGAAGGATGCACAAAGGCGCCTGGCGAATCTGACAGCGGCGGAGCTGGAAGCGCAGCAGATTGATCTATGGGAGGACATGCTAAATGAACCAGACGCGGCATTGTCAGCCAAGATGTTCACCTTCGGCTTCGCGAAAACCTTCGACCCGCACGATTCCTCAACGCCGGCAAAGCCCTTCCCTGAACCATTTGACCGACCCGGGCTTGTTGAGCTTATCGAGCTCTGGGCTAACTCAAGCCTTCTTCTTGTGGAGAAGTCCCGACAAGAGCTCATTTCATGGCTGTTTTGTACGCTCTACACCTGGGAAACTATTAGATACCGTAACAAGTTCACCTTTTTTCAAGCAAGAAAGCTCAAGGATGCAGGGTTGGGCCCTCCGAAACTGGCTCTCCTTTGGCGAGCCAAGTTCATTATCAACAATCTCCCCGGGGCTATCCGACCCAGCTACAAGGAACACCGTCGAGATCATATCCTGGAGCTCGATTCCACCGGAAGCTCTATCATGGGAATCTCAGCAGATTTCGATGGATTTAGACTCTATACTGGCTCGGGCGTCCTGGCGGATGAGCTCGCATACCAGCCTAACGCAGAGGGCGGATTTCAAGCGGTGCATCCTACGCTTGGAGAAGGTTGTCGCTATACAGGGATTAGCAGCCCGAATGGGAAAAACTGGTTCTACCGAAAGGCGTATGACCGAGCATGATTAATCCGGCAGACTATCCGACCTTGAGTAAGTTCCGTCCGGTGAGGGTGAACGAGAACGGGTTTGTGGTCGCCAGCTATCACTATTCCTGCACCCCCGAGCATGACCCCATGACGCCGGAGGGTAGAGCCTGGAAGCGGCGCCGGAAGGCGGGGACTTCTCAGGCGCAATGGGATATTGAGTATGAGATCTCTTATGAGGCGGTTGCAGGGACGCCCTGCTATCCGGGCTTCGATAAGAGCTACCATATCGCGGACATCCAACCGATACCCAAGGTGAAGATGTATCGCGGTTGGGACCCCGGCTATCGCGGTAGCGCTTGTGTGTGGTTGCAGTTCATTCCGCTTGAGGGGGCGCTGTTTCAGATCAGGGTCTATCGAGAGGACGAGACCTTTACGACGGACTTCACAGACCTGGTGGACGCGGTAAAGAAGGCGGAAAAGGAGTTCTACAAGGACTACACCTTCAAGGACGACATAGATGTTTGGGGCAAGGCACATGCTCCGGACGGGTCCTCTCCGGCACAGATTATGAGGTCTAAGGGCATATTCCCGCTTATGAAGCGGTCCTATCCCCGGGACAGGATAATGTTTCTGAACCACTTTGTAGCCCGAAGAGACCCCCGGAAGGAGCCCGGGCTTCTGGTTCACCCTTCATGCGAGCGGTTGATTTCGGGCTTCAATGGGCTGTATAGGTGGCCCGAGATCAAGGAAGGACAGCCGGAGCCCAAGGCGCCGGTTGAGTGTGAGTGCAGCCACATGCATGCGGCTTTCGAGTATGGGGTTTGGAACAACCTCAGGCTGAAGATCGAGAGGAAGGCAAAGGAAACGAGGCGGGAGTATCAAGAGAGTTTGATTAACTGGATGCTCCGGACAGACGAAGAGAATCGGCAACCAGACGCGGACGAGATATAGGGGGCGTCATGGACTTAATGACGGGAGAAGTAAGGCGGCTTGAAAAGGGCGAGCTGCCCGGACCAAATGACTTTCCGGTAGATAATCTGCCGGATAAGAATTGCCGCAAGTGTTACGGGCGCGGCTACATAGGAAGAGACGCTCACACCAAGAAGGTGATTCCTTGCCGGTGTGTCTTCAAGTAGGCGAGATATGATACAGCAACAGCTTTCAATGGAAGTCCTGAAGCTCAAGAAAGATGCTGAGGAAATGTATGAAGAGGCTCGCGCCTACCGGGAAAATACGCTTCGCCCGAAGTGGGAAGAGGCTCACCGGGCGTTTGTGGGGAAGCATTGGCATGGCAAGCGGATTCCGAAGTGGAAGCGCAAGATCGTATTCAACGAGGTTCGCCGGGTGGTCCGGCAGCACCTTCCGCTTCTGACCGACAACAATCCGATAATGAGCGTCTTCGGGCGCGGTCCTGAGGACACACAGACCGCGAAGCTTCTGGACGACCTCATGAAGTATTATTGGGAACGGTTGCATATCTCGGTCCGAAAGGCTATGGCAACCTATGACGCGCTGATCTTCGCGGTGGGCTGGCTCAAGCCCTACATAGATTCCCGCGCCAACAATGGGCTCGGGGACCTTGCGCTGGATGTGATAGACCCCTGGCATGTTTTGATGGACCCGAATTCGTCCTGGAAGGGCGTCCCCTACGAGGCGGTTCTTAATGCGGAGTTCGTGATTCATGAGCATTTGGTAAGCCCGAGGGAGCTGAAGCAGCGATACCCCGACAAGGCGGAGGTCATAGACGCGGCGACCTTTGCCGGCAGAGAGGACTATGCTCCATGGACACAGCGGGACTACCTCTCGCATGGCTACCAGCATAGGCGCATTGAGACGCTTGCACTTACCGGGGACCCCACCAAGAAGCAGCAGATCTACACCGACTACACCCCGCTGAACCCGTATGAACCGGGGCGCCTTCTGGTGAAGGAAGTCTATATGCGGGGCGCGAATGGTCCAATGGTGATTACTCTTTGTGAGGACCTTGTGTTGAAGGTCCGCCCGGACCCCGAGGGCGTTGACGGGGGCTATCCGTTTGACCATGGGCGGATACCGCTCTTGCCGCTGGTAGTGAATCCGATACCGGGGCAGCTTTACGGGGACGGGGTTACAGAGGACATATACGAGATCAACAAGTATCTCAACAAGGCTTGGCAGCTCATAGAGACGCAGCAGCAGATATACCAGGGTCCTCCGGTGTTTGCCGAAGAGGGAAGCCTCTCGGAGTCAGGAGCGGCATGGAGCCCAGGGGCGGTTAACTGGGTAGAGCCGGGGCGAATCGGCGGGGTGTTAGTGCCTCCGCTTCCGCCGATTCCCCCGGACCGCTTTCAGACGATAGACAAGTGTTCTCAGTATATCGACAAGATCTCGGGGACCACAGAATCCATATCAGGGCGCCGGCTACCCGCGGGGACCTCAGGGGTGGCGGTAGAAGCGGTTATGGAGAGCGCCCTGACGAGAATACGGATGATGGAGCGGTTCAATGCACCGGTGTATAACGAGATGGGGCGGCAGATGATCTCGATATTGCAGCAGACCTTCAACGACACCGGGGTTATTTATCATGTGCTTGGAGAGCGCGGAGAAGGACAGGACCCGTTCAATGCGATACAGCCGGGAGATCTCGGGGGCTGGTTCGATTTCATTCTGGTTCCTCAGGCGGCACATGGACTGATTCAGCAGATACGCTTCAAGCAAGCCATGGACATGCGAGCGCAAAACATCCAGATACGCGACGAGCGGGTGATTGACTACTCGGAGGTCCCTGATAAGGAAGCGATTAAGAATGAGATCAAGGCGGACAGGGAAAGTGAGCTTCAGATGTTGCGTGAAAAGGTCGCGCAGATGGAGCAGGGCGGACCGCCGCCGCAGCCAGGAGGACCAATGTAATGCCGAAAGGGATACCGAACAAGAAGGCTCCGGAAAAGAAATTTCTTTGTCTCAGCCGGAAAACAGAGGACGGGCGAGACCTTGACGACATAATTCTCTCCGAGACAGGCTTCCAAGACCTTCTCAACGAGTATTACGAGAAGGGGTGGGAGTTCATGGAGATCGACAAGCTTATAGGCGAAAACTTCTGGGTGGTCTTCAGGCGGAGAGACGATGAAGGAGTGTCAGGCAAAAAGAAGGATACATAGCAAAGCGCAGCTTCGAAAGATGGGAACCCTTGTGCAAGAGGGGAAGTTATCGGCTGGAAAGTTCGCGGGCATGCGGCGCCGGACCACCGGCATGAGCTCTTTGCCGGAGAGGGCGCTCAGGAAGCGCGTAGCGCTCAGGCGGAGGAAATAGGCGGTGGACCCTAAAGAGATAGCCAAAAGCTTAACCAAGGAAGAGATAGCCAGCCTGAGGGGGCAACCAGCGCATAAACGGAAGGGCTGGATTGTCAAGCGGCATGGCAGCTCCACAGAGAAGGCGGCAGCGGCGCGGTTCCAGAGGTTCCCGGCATGGGCGGATTCGGTGGATAAGATGGTGAATTGGGGACCGTCCCCGGACGAGGCACACAGAAAGCGGTTGGCGCTCAGGAGACCGAAAAAGAAAAACTGGAGGAAATAGACATGGCAACCTATGGACAACAGGCGCCAGGCGATCAGGTTCAGAATTGGTACAGACCGTCGCAACCCGCTCAGCCGCAGCAGCAACCCGCTCAGCCGCAGCAGCAACCCGCTCAGCCGCAAGGCTACCTACGGCAGTATCGGCAACCCGCTCAGCCATACGGGACCGGCTTTGTGCCGCCAGCATGGGGCGGACAGCAGACCATGTATGAGGACCAGCGGCAAATGGAGTATCAAAAGCAGATGGCTATGCGGCGGGCGCTGATGCAAAGACAAGCCGGTGATTCCGGGGCTATGCCACTCATGCCTGAGCGCGGCGTCCCCGAGTATGGTAGGGGCTTTGTGCCGCCAGCATGGGGCGGACAGCCGGGGCAGGACCCGTATAACATTCAGGGTGGTCCGGATTGGTATCGCGGCGGACCGGCGCAACCGCCGCCGCAAGGCTGGGAAGCCATGGGTCAGCCGGGACAGAACCCCTACGAGCTCGACAGGGGACGGTTGGATTGGTACACAGGCGGACCGGCGCAACCGCCGCCGCAAGGCTGGGAAGCCATGGGTCAGCCGGAAAATCCCTGGGCTGGAGTAGGGGCGCAACACAGAGAAATGCACCCCGCAAGACGAAGGGCGCTTGGCATGGATGTGCCGCCGCAACAGATGGGACAGCCGGGACAGCCGGTAGATCTCCGGTCCATGGCGAAGTTCGGGCAAGCCGGCGCACAGATGGGTATTTCCACACAGGCTATGCAGGGGGCGCTTAACAGCAGATATGGACAGCAGCCCACCCACCCGGGTTACAGGGAATACACCCCGTCAAGGTCTTCGATAGGCGGGCAACACTCAACCGGTCAGGAGCGCGTGGCGCGTGAGCAATCAACAATGGGTGGGTATAGACCGGAAACCGCGGGGGCAATACAGGGACCGCGGGCGCAGTATAAGCCCAAGCCGCAATCGCTGGCGCTCAGGCGTCCGGGGCATTTCGGCACAACAGCAGAATCCAAGAGCCCCTACGGTGGGGCAAACGCAGTAAGACGATACTAGACCGGAGGGGGTGAGCATGTTGCAGATGGGACCCACGGACAGGATGCAAGCGCTTAGGCGCGGAGGTCCGCCTATGGGCGGTGCGCCGGGAGCGCCCGGTGGTATGGGACCGCCCGGACCACCCGGACCGCCGGCGGGTCCAGGCATGGAGGGTCCGCCTATGGGACCCGGTGGACCAGAGGGACCACCCGAGGGCGGCGGAGTTCTTGAGCATGGCAAGGCTATGATCGAGAGCTTTACCAAGCAGCCTTCACCCCAAAGCGCAAAGGCGCTGATGGCGGTGGTGGCTATCGCACAGAAGGTATTGGAGCCTTTTCTGAAGGCACAAGCGGGACCCGGTGGACCAGAGGGACCACCCGGACCCGGTGGAGATATGGGACCGCCGAGAGAAGATCTCTCTCATGCGGGAGCGCAAATGTTCTAAGCGACCTACCTTTATGCGCGTCGTAAGACCTCCGCATAATCGCGTCGCGGGAGAAAGACATGGAACAGCCATTCCAAGAAGGACAGCCGGCGGTTCCGGGTGAAGGGCAGACCCCCGACCCGGGATTGACGGGAGCATTACAGGAAGCCGGGATTTTGCCGGAAAGCGGAGCTCCAGGCGTGCAGACCCCTGAGGGGGTTCCGGCGCCCGCCTCTACTGGAACGGTCAAGGTCGGCGATAGGGAAGTACCGCTCGACGAGGTTGAAAAGGCTTTTAACTTCTACGAGCAGCAGGACAAGTTCAACAGAACAAACACCCAAGAAGCGCAAAGGCTTGCAGACGAGCGGCGAGCGCTTGAGGCTCAGATGGCGGAGCTCAGACCGATACAGGAGTTTGCCGGAGCCATGAATCAGGACCCCGACTTTCGGAACCGGGTGCTTGAGTTCGCACATCAGTATTACGGTCAGGCACAGCCGGGCTACACACCGCCCGGACAGCCAGCGGTTCCCCCGGGACAGCCGGCACAGCCGGCTACTTCACAGGGCGGACTGGACCCACAAGTGGCGCGATATATCCAGCACCTTGAAGGTCAGATGCAGGGTCTTCAGCAACAGATGGACGATTCATACTCACAGCAAACTTGGGGCGGGGTGGCTCAGGAATACGGGATGAACCCGACTGAGACCGAGACCGTCCGACAGCTCTATGACAGGATGATGGAGCAACCTGAGCTGATCGCCAAGGCGGCGGTCCTTCTACACCGGGAGCCTACCATGAAGCAACAGGCTCAGGTAGAGGCGAAGCAGAGCCTTGAAAGCCACCGGGGGCGCATACAGCAATCCCAGGTGGAGCCGGGCGCCGGCGGCAGCAACACACCGGGAGCCCGCCCATTGGACCTGACGCGCATGACGCCGGAACAAGCCTTGCAAATAGCCGAATCAGCGGGAAGGAGAACCCTTCCCGGCAGCTAAAAGCGAGGTGGTTATAAGTGGCTAGCTGGACTGTTGATACCTCCGTTGAGCCCCTGGCAGCGATCAGGGATAAGGTGGAGCCGGTGCTTCACTACATGAGGTATCACGACAAGAATTACACCCTGCTTTACTGGCTGAACCAGAAAGCCAGGAAGGCGCACGACGGGGGCAAGTTCATTGTGTGTCCCGTTATGGGAACCGAAGCCGACGATTACACCGAGATCAAGACCGGCTTCGAGGAAATTCCCACACAGAAGGTTGACGAGCAGGACGCTATTCGCGTCCAGATAGGGGCTTCGGTCAAGCCCATTATCACCGCGAAGCTCCACACGGATGTCTATAACCGGGAGAGCCCGCAGCGCGTCTATAATTACCTTCTGGAGAAGGTCAAGACCGCTTCATTGAACATCAAGAAAAATGTTGCCGCCGCTCTTCATTCCGCGAATAGCGCCGCCGGCGAGATTCATGGTCTCCGGTATTGCTGCCCCGTCGCGGGGACACAGGCATACGCGGGTTACACCTACGCCACCGCAGATGTCAACCAGTATGATTCTTCTTCAACGGTTCTTTCTCCGTCGAAGATGCATACCATGCTGATGAACTGCAACGCGGAGACCGAAGCGATCTTCACCACGAAGGCGCTCTATTCAGCCTATTGGGCTATCCGACAGGCTCATGAGCGCTACACCCCGGCATCCGGCAAGGGCTTTGCCTCAATCGGAGCGCCGGTGCTTGGCTTCAACGACATTCCGGTGGTTTGGGACCTCCAATGCCCGGACTATCACATGTATTTCTTGACATCCGGGGGCGCGGAATCGAAGCACATGTATTTCTATGTGTCTCCCGCCTGGGATTTCAAGATGGTCAAGGTCGCGGACAGGACCCCGCAGCAGGAAGTGGAAGTGGCGCGGTATCTGTTCGCCGGACAGCTTGTAATGCCTGTCCGTAAGTATCAGGGCGTCTTCTCGGCGCTGGCAAGATAAGGGGGTGAGGACTTGAAGATGACCTGGAACACAGCTCTTACGGATGTGTCTTCGACGCAGGACGAAGAGCTGGGGATCTTCCGTTTCGAGAATAGCAAGGTGTATCAGTATGTCCTCGCCGGCGGTGCAATCACTCAGTATGATTGGGTCAAGGCGAGCGGCACTACCGGGACAACGATTGTGCCTACTGCTCAGACAACCGGTATCAATGACCCCTGTATGGGCGCTTCTCAGGTGGCTATGACGAGCGCTTATTACGGGTGGATTCAGAGAGAGGGTGCGGGGACAGTCAAAAAGGACACGGACTATGACTGCGCTTCCGGGGACGCCCTTATGGGCGGGACCCAGGCCGGCTGTTGCAAGAAGCTTGTAACCAACGCCGGGATCTCCGGTTGTTATGGTGTTGCGCTGGCAGCCGCGACCACTACGGTTGCGACGGTTACCGCGCTCATTAAGGGTATGTAGCCAAAACCCGGGGGGCTTCGGTCCCCCGGGCTCGGAGGGTTTATGCCGGTAGATGTGCCACAAGGACACAGGGGCGGTATCTATATCGGGGTTCCTATGGGGCTCCGGACGGGGCTCAGGGGCGACCAGGTGCAACAGGCGCTTATGCCCTTTATAGGTCCGCTGATGGGTCAGATGTATCCGGTGGGGCTCAGTTTTTACATGGACTTCCGGTTGAATCAGGACCGGGCGGGGACGCGGGAGCAGATGGTGATTGACGCTCTTGACGCCGGCTTTGAGTGGATATTTTGGGTAGATGATGATGTGATAATCCCGAGAAACGCATGTCTCCGGCTCTTTCAGCGCCAGGCAGACATCATAGGCGGGCTTATCACAACGAAGAGCCGCCCGCCGCAACCGCTTATCTACCGGCGAAAGCACGACGGACCGATTACGGATTGGCAAGTCGGTGATGTGGTCCCATGTGAGGGTATGGGTTGGGGCTGCACCCTGATAAAGATGGAGGTTTTTCGGAGGCTTGAACGACCCTGGTTTGCCGAAGAGCGGAAAATGCTCGAGACCGCCGGCGAAGCATGGACCTACCAGACAACCGAAGATCTCCCGTTGATGTATCGGGCTGTTGACGCGGGGTTTGAGAAAGTATATGTCGATACCTCAGTTAATTGTCGGCACATGGATTGGAATACGGGGCGCATGTTCGGGTGGGACACAGAGCATAACGCGCCCTACGCACAGCTTAAGGGCGAGCGAGAGCTGTTCTGCACCGCAGAGCAGCAGCTAAAGCTTCAAGAGGCAAGGGATAGTCAGGGGGTGAAAGAGTAATGGCTTGGACCATAGTGAAGGAGCATGACATCACCGAGGGCAACATGGTTGGTATGATCTTCCTCATTACCGGGGACGGAAGCGACCAGGCGCTTGTAACGGGGCTCTCGGATATTTGGTTTGCCGACATACAGGATATAGACGACGGAAACTCCGGGCTCCTGGAGCTGAATTCCAGCGACGGGACCGAGGGAACCCAGGGCGGGACCCTCTATTTCGAGGACGCCCCGAGCTCCGGAAAGAAGGTCAGGGTCAAGGTGGTTGGCAGATAGGGGGCTCCAATGTCCTTCACAGAGAAGCCGGGAAGCGGCACTCCGAATTGGGAAGACCCCATAGAACAGGGATATATCCATGTTCCCAACGGGGACTTTGAGGAAGGGTCAGGAGATCTCCCCGACGATTGGGAAGGGGTGGGCGGAGAGTGCGAGTGCGCTGTCTGGAATACCGACGACCCGGTATCGGGGCTCAAATGCCTTGAGCTTGGGCGCCCGTCGGTTGGTGATGCGACATACGCATACCAAAATGCGACTTTGATAACGATTCCGTCCGCCGGGACCCATACGCTTCTGCTCTCCTACAGGGGGGCGGTACAGAGCTATTTCGAGGTCTGGTTATCAGAAACACCATGGGTTGCGCCGGAAGACAACGACGGGACAAGGGTTGTTAACCAGGCGGGTGCGGGTGAGTGGACAAATATTGAGCATGAGATTACCACTACCGGGAATTTGTATATCATCCTCAAAGGGAAGACGATTTCGGCGGGCTCCGCAGCGGGACCCAAGGTTGACTGTATCCGCATCCGGACCACCGCGAGAGACTTTGATGGTGTGGCGGGGTCAGCAACGACCTTTACGGAGGTAACGAATCCCTGATGGCTAACCGGGACGACATACGCGACAGGGTAATGCGCCAGGTGGGGGACCGCTCCAAGCGCTTCGTTACGGAGGACGACCTGGATGTGTGGTTTCAGGACGGGCTCGCGGAGATAGCGCGGCGCACAAACTACCACAAGAAGATCTACCAGACCGATATTGTTTCTGGACAGGACGACTACGACATATCGGAACTACACATAACCCAGCTTGACCGGGTGCTGTATCTGGACGGGTCCACCTACAAGACGATCTGCGAGATTCCTTACAGCGAGTGGCAGGAGCGCCGGGAGAGCATGGATACGACCACCGGAACCAACAGCACCGGAACGCCTACGGGGTATATCCTTAACGGGGACTACCTCTTCTTGGACCCATGCCCGGACGGGGCGGTGTCCGACGGGCTCCGGTTGTGGGTCTCCAGAGTGGAGGTTGTATCCGACGACACTACCGAGATCTCAATGCCGAGAGCATTTCAGGATTGCCTTGTTTTCTACATGGCTTATCGCTGGCAACAGAAGGCAAGGGCGGCACAGGGCGCCGGTCGGTTCCTTGAAGGCTTCTGGCAGGAGTTTGAGAGGCGGACAAGGGAATTCAAGCACCACATAGCGGCACAGAAGGGGCGCGGCAAGGTAATGCTCCGGAGCCCCGAGCAAGAGGATATACGAGGGTTTATGTAATGGGCGTCAAGTGGATAAGGCTTGCGGAATGGGGCGGACAGAATGACTACGCTTCGCGGCGGGTCCTGGCTCCCCACCAGAGCCCCGAGCAGCTCAATGTCCGGCTTACGGATATGGGTTTTCTCCAGAAGCGCCCGGGGCGGACCCCTTTCGGAGCAGACTACAATCTGGTCAACCTGATTCCCCGGTCTCTCTTTCGCGCATATTGTAGCGAGACCGCGAGCGGCACACAAATGAATCACGCGCTGATCGGCGCTTTTGATATTGCTGGTGGCGCCTGTCAGGTTATGCCGGTTGACGACACCACCGGCGAGCCCATTACCGACGGCGGGGACATCCTGGCAACCCCCACGAATCTCGGAGATACCAGCTTGCGCATGCGGTGTGTCCAATGGAAAAACAGCCGGGTCTATATGTGCTTCGGGGACGCTAACAATGCGCTCCGGTGGGGGCTGGACTACGAGAATCCCAACTCCCCGTCAACAGCCCGGACAGCCAATGATATTGGACCACCAATCATAGACGCAACCGGCATGACGCTGGGGGTAGATAGTGTTACCCACAGCGGCGCTATATGCACCGAGGGCTATCACAGAATTGTTGTTACGGGGCTCTACGGTCCGTCCGGCGAAGAGTGGGCGGAATCAGCCCGCAGCACAATCGTTGTGCAGGATAAGTTCACAGCTTCTTATGTGACCAACGAGTATCGCTATAAGCTCACCGATATACCGGATGTGTCCCCGGCTTGTGGACAGAAAAAGCTCTACATGACGGACGGATACAACGACGCCAATGATGTAGCGGTGGCAGAGAAGTTCTACTTCGCCACCCTGGACGCCGCAACCACTTCCTTGATCTGGGACGAGGACGACTATCCAATACAGTTCGGATTCCCCGCACCGACCACCATAGACAAAGGGCAGATACCGGACCTTGAAATACAGTTCATGGAGGCACACAACGGGCGTCTCTACATGGTTACTTACGCGGACAGGACAAAGGTGTGGTATTCCAATCTCGACAAGCCGGACGAGGTAGGGATTTACAGCAATTTCGGAATCCGCTATCCCTGCACCGGGTTCAAGTCTTTCATGGGAAGCCTGGTTATCGGAACCAGACCGTCAATTTATGTGCAGCGCGGTTGGAGCCCTAAGGACTATCAGAGTTCTCTTGAAGAGGTAATCCCATACAGGGGGGTTGCCGCGCCGGATTCAATGGTAGTTCTGCCGGTTCAGCATCAGACAATGATGTTTTTCGTCGCAGACGACGGGATATACGCCTTTGACCAGCAGCGGACCCACTTCGTAGGGCGAGAGGTCCACAACACATTCAGGTCGATACCGGAAGAGAACCGGGCGGATATTCAGGCTGTTGGCTGGGAAGGGCTCTACATCATGCAGTATAAGGACGCCGACGGGGCGTATAAGTTCTTGGTATTCGATACAGACCGCGGGACCTGGCATCCATGGGACGGAATGAACACAGAATCTATGTGCCTTCTCAACGGACCCGACGACTTCCGGCACTTGATTATGGGAATCACAGAGGGGTCCTCAAACTACATCCGGCGCTTCGGTGTAGGCTATGAGGTTTGCGATCTGAGATACACCTTCCCGGTTCAGGCGCCGGCGGGAGATACAGAGGATACGCAGTTCTCGGCTCTTAAGGTCGAGATCCAGAAAGACCACCTACCGCTCAAGGTCTCGATAAGCGTAGATGGGGCAAATGCGGATACAATTACGCTTCCCGCGCCGGACCCCGGGGTAACATACCCGCATGGGACCTACGGGGACTTCACATATTCCATGATGCCTGATGATATTGTGTGTGTCGAAACCAGCCTGGGCGACCAGCTTGTGGGGCGCCAGGCAGAAATAACGATTCACCAGAGCGACGCGCTGAATAAGAAGGTTCAGGCGGTCTATCTCGGAGTTACCGGAAGGGGGCGGTCTCTTGTGTCGTAAAATCACCTATCTTTTGTTCCCAATCGGATATGTTCTCTTCGTCCTTTTGACCGCTCCCTCTCTTTCTCCGCCGGTGGAGGCGACACAGGTTACAGGGATTGACGCAACCGACTACTCGGAAGGTGAAGATGTGGTTGGTCTCATAATCCTGGGGGACCTTCAGGAGCTAGAGAGCGCGGTAGAGAACATCCAGAACGACCAGATCTCCAACACCGCGGACATTTCAGGGACGAAGCTCGACGACAGCTCCGTCACATGGATTAAGATGTATCCGAATTGGACCGCGCACCGGGCATATATCATATTTAGCGGGGACTCTACCTTTGCGGATAGTGTGGTGGCGAGAGCCTTTAAGGACTACTCCATACAGCTTGAGAAGATCGAGCGCCCACCCTGGACGGGTGGACTGACCTATGAGGACACCGCTCGGGTGTTTGCCGTTGGGAAGTGCAGGGTTGGAGCTGCGGGCGATACGCTGTTTCCTGCCGGCGGGGACCCCAGCTCTTTCGGTTTCAACCTTGCCTATGCGGATTGCACCGAAATGAACGGGATAGCCTTTGACAACCCGCCGCGGATTTCGATAACACCGGTATTCCGGGCGGTAACAACGGAGAAGGCGCCTTTGGTCCACATGGTTACGAAGATCTCAAAGGATTCATGTCGGGTGAAGTTCTTTTGCGCGACGGACGACACTCTTGTTGGTAAATTTGATGTGCATTGGCAGGCGGCAGGGAAATGAGCAAGCCCTTCACAAGAGTTCAGGCGCCGGCTATTGAGATCGCCGGACGCCCGCGCTTGAAAGCAGAGATCAACCGGGCGCTCCGAAGCCTGGCGGACCAGACAAACGAGGCGATAGCAAGCCTTGTGCGCCCGCTGCTGCCGGGTCTTGGCGATTGGACCACCGGGCAGATTGTGGAGATACAGATAGAGGCTGCGGAGGCCCTGGGCGGGGTGACTCAGGAGATAGCGGTCAGGCACGAGCTTGGACAGGTCCCTACCCGGTGGAGGCTGCTTAATGTCAAAGCGCAGAAGGACATATACGACGACGGGTTTGGTGGTTTACCCCTTACTGGCGGCGCCTCTTTTCGTATTCACCCCGGGACTTCTGCGTGGACAGAAAACATGGTGTATTTCTTTGCCAGTAGCCACAGCTTCCTGTATTACGCGCATTACGAGGTCCTACTTATAGCATAGGAGCGAGCCATGGCTTATGACATTTACGCGCCCGGTGGGAAAAAGAAGAAAAAGCATGAGCCCGACCCCGGACCGGGGACCGGTGGACCCGGGCATGTCCCCGGAAACTATATCGCAACCGGACCTGGGCGGTATGACCCGGACCCCGACCTCGAAGAATCCATAAGGAAGCGTTATGCCCTTCAGAAGCGCTCAGCGAAGCAGGAGACCGGCGCGAGTTTGCGCGGAAAGATGGACCTCTTGCGGACCAAGGCGGCACAGTCAGGCTATTCCTATGGGTCCGGCGAAGAGCAGCGCCTTGCGCTTGAGGCGGCGCGTAATGCTATGGCTACCGAATCTCGCATGATGGCGGACATAGACGCTCAGAAGATGGCGGAACTCAAGGGATGGGCGGAAGGACAGCGGGGATATGAGTATCAATCGTCTCTCCAGCAGGGCGGCATAGAAGGGCAGAAGGAGCTTGCCGGAATCGGCATAGAAGGACAGATGCAGCTTAAGGAAATGGACATAGAGGGTCAGAGCCGGATTCAGTCAGAGCAACATGCCTTTGACCGGTGGAAGCAGCGGGAGATGGAGAAGCTCACCCGAGCCGGTTGGGACCAGGAAAGTGCAGAGGCGGAGTTAGATCGCCGCTGGAAATCCGGGGAAGGCGAAGCCGAGCGGGAGAACCGGATCGAGCTTCAGGAGCTTGCATCCCAGGCGAACTACGACACCGAGGAAATGAAACAGATCTATGCAGAGAGGATGCAGGGCAAGGGGCTGGACGCCGAAAGCGCATGGAGAGCCGCCGAGAACATGATTAAAGAGCGGGATTTGGACATACAGGAATGGGCGCATGGGGAGCAGTTTGCCCTTGAGGGCGGAAAGCTCGCGCTTGAACAGTATCGGACCGAAGAGGGCTTTGCAGCCGAAAGATACAAGACGGACCTGACCGCCGCGCT